CTTGTGGCCACAGGTCCCTTGACATACGCCTTGAGCCAAGATCTCAAGAAGCGGTGGAATCGCAACCATTTCATCTATTATACCTCCGGATCAACTTCGGAGGAATTGGGGGCCTTCGTGAAGAGGGCTCGAGATGACTTGGGTGAAGATAGCATCATCATCGAAATTGATTTTGCAACTTGGGAAGCCAACTTCACCAGTGAAGCCATGCAGACGGCTATTCTTATCTCCCAGTTAATAACTGACATCCTTCTTTACATGGTTAGATTGCTTGAAATGCAGATCAACCAGAAGGGGAGAGCCAAATCAGGGCTCCGTTGGAAAAGAACTGGAGGAAGATCATCCGGAACAGGTGACACTAGTGAAGGCAACTCCAAGGTCAATGGGGTGTCAAACACGGCCTTTTACCAATCCATATTGGACGGCGACACCATTGAATTCACACCCCCTCCGCGACCACATGAGATGGACAAGGATGACTATGAGGCCGAAGTTGAGAAAATCCAGGACGAGCTCGATGAAATTTGCGACATCATTAAAGCCGCAGCACCACCACCATTGCGTGTGGAAGGGTTGCTTGTCAGAGACCACATGAGAATGATGGTTCTCGGAGACGACAACCTGGCATTCATTTCCAAAGTTCTTTGGGAAAAGATGGGTGCCAACGTGCTTTTGTTGGAAAAATTTCACCAGAGTCGGGGCATGAAGCCTGAGATTAAATGGCACACGTGGGACAATTTGGCACAGGCCGAATATTGTTCTGGTTGGTTCATGAAAGTAGACTACACCAACAAGGATGGAGAAGGCAGCAGCACATACTACTGGGTCCCCAAGACCGGTAGAGTGCTGTCCAAGACCTTCAATCTCAAACCTCAAGAGGAGGACGGACCCGGAGTCATCCGGGGAATTGCTAAAGGTTTCTTAGCTGGAGTGTTAGACCCTGTCTTATACTCCGCTTGCAACGCTTTGAATCTGTCACTCAAGGACACAACACCCAAGTACACACATTGGACTGAATATCAGCCAAAGTTGACGACGCCCGCTACGAATTTCACACCTGATCCACATTCATGGATGGTGCGATACGGAATGGATGCTGATCAGCTCGCTCGAGTTAGTTCATACGTGGAGACGAAGTGCCTTAGCACAACTTGGCCAATCAATCTGTGTTCAACTGAGTGCCCAGAGTGGGACGTAATCATCAATGTAGATATAGAATTCAAGGACGTTGAAGAAAACACCAATGATGATATGACCCAACTCACCCCCAATGTTTCAGCACGAGAACAAATTCCAATCACTGAACAACCAGACGTGCACAAACATCCAAAGCAACCCAAGCAAGGAATTCTCCTACCAGGCCAAACCAAACCTAGGGCCCCTAAGGAGAAGAAACCTTCACGCAAACCCACAGAGCGATCCAGACAATGGAATAACAACAAGGCATCCATTGACAAAGTCGCAGCAGATCCCAACAATAACAACA